AAAAGCAAGTGTTCTTTTTATTGACTCTTCATTGAGGTTATTTTCTTCATGGCCGACGTACTGTAAGTCCATCTCGTAGGGCCGTAGCCCTCCCTTGGGATAGGGACAAAAACCTAGGAGACAGTGGTTGAAGGTTACACAAGGCACGCCCAGATGCAGAAAGGGGCAGCCGCCAGACACTGTGTCTCATGGTGGGAGTGGTATTTACCACTAGCGTACGAGTGTGTGCCCACCTTAAACAATAGGCTACCGTACCTGCAAACGGATGCGAACCGGATGGGTGTCCATCGTATCTGAAACATCACCTGCTAAACAAACTAATAACAAAGCAAACAACCGCAAAGCGAAGAAAACACCGGCCCAGGGCCCCCCATCCAAACAAAAGAGGAGCGCGTTGACTAACCAGAACAAGATACCTGCAACAACTAACAAGCTGTTCAGGAGAATGACTGGAAAGTACAACGTTGGCACCATTTACTCTGGCGAAAACTGGTCAATTTACCTTGACCGGATGGGGTTGGTCGACATCATTCCTCTTCGTGACGCTTTCAAATTCCATGAGAAGTTCAAGGTACATGGGTTTCGATTTGAGTACACACCAAGTCAACCAGTCACAGTCGGTGGCACCATTTATGGTGCGCCCGACTACGATCCCATGGACACTTTCCCTGATACGATCCAGGAATTGTCAAACACGGCCCATTACAAGCAGGGTTCCGTGACTGACAAAATGATATGGGAAATGCCAAATCATGTGGTGGCAGGAGAGCCCCTCCGCCCTGCGCTATTCACCGGACCAGGTGATAGCAACAGGTTCACATCGTTCGGCCAATTCTTTGTCACGTCTGAGTCTTCACTTGCCGTTGGTACGGCAATTGGCACCATGGTCCTCCATTACGATATCACCTTTGTTGTTCCTCAAGCATACGACTCTGTAGAGTATGGCAACCTCCAAGACATGTCTATACAGAGCGTAATGGACAACGTCGGGGCCTTTGGACCGGCCCCTGTCGGAACAACCACAGTCACAGATGCGTTCATCTCTGTGTTGTGGGACCATGTAACCGCAAGAACACTCGACTCCAATGACCAGTATTCGGGAATTGTCAAGGCCGTCAAAGACGGGAGCTGGAGAACCAAGGGGGGGAAACCTGTAAATCCAGGCACTCGTGTCTGGTTCCAATCCCCCGCCTATGACCTGATAGCAAACGTATTGACACCCAAAACCTTACTTGCCGACAATGCGGTTGGCAAAATCAACATCGATCGTGGAGGAGGAAATCAAACGGAAGTCCTCTGTAGTCGAACTTTGGATTCCTTCTTGGACCTGCAGAATGTGCGTTTCTATGCATAGGTCGGTCCATACTCTGAAACGAAAGTTTGTTTGGGGCATTTCGCAATTTGGCCATCTAAATTGCAATTGTGCTTTTAAACGCTTGAGCAATATCAAACGATGGCTTTTTGTGGTTTTCAGCCGACTAAAAACCACACTCATGAACGAATTGGATCTTGAGACGTTTTGTCAATTGTGCTCGTTGACAGTCATGTTACTCAATTTCCTCTGAAAGAGCACGACTGAGCTGGTAACTCGTCTACTACACCTGCCCGTGTATAAACGGCATGCCTCCTGGGCATCTAGCGATAGATGGTTCTGGCATTCATTTAATTAATTAAAACAATGTCAGAACCATTCACCGCTAGATGTTCGGGGGGCGTCAAAGTCGCAAAACACCCTCAGTCGGGAATTAAAAAGCCCGGCCAAAACCCTTCCCTGAGCAGTGCTGGCTCAGGTGGAATGTCTGGAAATGATAGCGTTCTCACGGACCTTGAACCCGGGCAGAAAAGAGGTGGATCTAGCAAAAAATCAACGCGCAACCAAAGACGGAGGCAAAACAAAAGAGCTCAGCCCCGCGGCTTAACTAACGGTCAAGCTGTAGCACAGAGTCTCGGAGATGCACTCGCGCGAGCTGCAGGTGCTAGAGATGCAGCGAATGAACTGATCAAGGAGTTCAAACAAGCCGAAATAGATGAATCACTGGATAGTCCATCCATGGATACACCTAGATCGCAAACTGGTACAGAAGATAACAGTGCCAGAGACAGATGGATATTGGAGCGAATGGAAATGCTGGACACAAGAAAGTTTAGTAGGGAACTCAACATTGTTGGTTCGGTTACTATACAGGTGCTGGCATTAATAATGATATTTATCGTTGCGTTCAAGTGGGATTCACCACCGATCATTGCAACGGTGATACCATTAATGGTAATGCTACTAATTTTGGGGTTAATATGGCCCCTAGCCAAGGCCTATGACTATAATACTGCGGTTCATACCGGGGTATCTAGATTCGGACTCACGAGAAAACTTGGTATCTGTTTTCATAGACATGCGACTAGCGATGATGAGATCATGAGAACATTCATCGCAAATGGAAATATGAGAACAGACGTGAATTCAAGGCGTGAAGCGAAGCATCAATCGCGCCCGTTTTACGTCAATGTGTACACAAAGAGGAACTTCATCCAGACATGGGAGAAGAAAATCCTCGCCTGTGGGGAGCTTGTTATGCAAGCCAACTCTGCAGGAGTTACATTTGGTGTGCCATTGGAAGAAATACCGAAGGCCATGGCTAATCATCTGCGACTATCGAGCACAGTCGGTTACGACCGCTCGGTGGTCTTCGTAAGCGACATCGTCCAGGGTTCACTGTTTGTGGCGAAACAACTATACTTCCACAACAATCGCAACATACCCGGCGATGAGCTTTTTCACTAGTAGCAGGCAGGGTCATTCGCCGACCTGTCTGCTACCCGTACCGTTACGGCGAAGTAACGCTCCTCAACCACCCGTTCTTGAAGCTTGGTGTGAAAATTAAGGTTGATGATACATCTCTCATAAGGAAAATATCTTCCGTATCTTTGGGTTGCCATTATGTTGGCGCAGCACGCCCCAAATGTGATAAGGATGACGCTCGTACCAAGGAACAGGGCGCCATGAAGAGAGTCTGCAAGTATCAGCATTACGGTGTCGATCATGTGATTGACGAATTGACCCGTTTTGTCGACGCGTTCTTAGAGCGCGAATTCACCCCGCTTTCACCAGACGAGGATGTTACTTTCAAAACATGGATCGATTCTTGCCCGTACCCCGAAAGGAGGAAGAGGGCATTAATTGACTTGGAAAAGGACGAGACAAGACACTGGAGTGATAAAGAAATAACTGAAGTTAAAGCGTTCGTTAAGGATGAAACCTACGATCGCTATAAGCATGCGCGATGGATAATGAGCCGGACAGACTCATTCAAAATCGCGTATGGTCCATGGATTAAACCCATTGAACGTGAGGTATATAAACATCGGGCCTTCATTAAACACATTCCGGAATCTGACCGACCTAAGTACATAGCAGAAATGCTAGGAGACCGTGGACCATACTATGTCACGGATTACACCGCATTTGAATCGCAATTTGTTGCACGGTTGATGGCGGCATTGGAGTTCAGACTCTACGCTTACATGACGCAACATATTCCCGGCCATGAGGAGTTTATGCAAATGAACTACATGGTCTTGGGCGGAAGCAATTCCGTCAAGTCCCGCAACGTGTTCTTTGACGTTGAGGCTCGCATGAGTGGAGAGATGTCAACTTCACTTGGGAATGGTTTCTCGAACCTGATGATAATGCTGTTCGTCTGTCACAGATTGAACTGCACAGATGTGGAGGGTGTTGTTGAAGGGGACGACGGGCTGTTCACCTTAAATGGTGAAGGTCCTACTCCCGCGGACTTTGCTCAGCTTGGGTTCGACATCAAGCTGGAGGAGCACACTTCCATAAACACCTGTAGTTTTTGTGGCTTAGTTTTTGATCCGCAGGATATGATCAATGTGACTGATCCTCTTAAGGTTGTCATGAACGTTGGTTGGAGCACAAGGCAGTATTTACATGCCTCAGACCTAACACTTTTGGCGCTACTCCGATGCAAGGGGTTATCCTTGCTGGCGCAGTACCCTAATGCACCGGTGATACACTCACTGGCAAATTATATAAATCGTGTTACTCAAACTGTTCCCCTAGCAAAGGTTCTGGCTGTCGCCGACAGAATCAAAATGTCCAGTTATGAACGAGAGAAACACATATCTCGAATAAAACTTGCAACCAAGCTAAGGTTCAAGTCACCGTCCATCCCTCACGCAACCCGCGAGTTGGTATCACAAATGTTCGGTGTTTCACCTGAGCTCCAAATCGCACTGGAGAATCAGTTAGACGCAACCAATGATCTCAGGCCAATCGAGTTCCCACAGTTGTTGACACATATCCACCCTGATTGTGTCGACTACTATTCACGGTACTTCGTTAATCACGAGCACCTAGAAGGGAAGGCAGGCATCTAGGTTGTGAAAGGCAATGTCAAGCCGTATTCAAACAGACCCTCCGGTAGGAAACCGACGACCCGGAAAGTCGTTAAACTTGTAACGAAG